CGCCCCCGCCGACCGTCAGCAGGCGAGCATCGTTTTCGAGGTAGCCGCCGACATGGTACGCATGTGCCCTGCACTCGGCAAGAGGGTGAAGATCCTCGCCTCTCAGAAGCGCATGGTGTATCTGCCGACGAACAGTTTCTATCAGGTGCTCTCAGCGGAGGCATACTCGAAGCACGGATTCAATATCCACGGTGTCGTGTTCGATGAGCTGCACACGCAGCCGAATCGCAAGCTCTTTGACGTTATGACGAAAGGCTCGGGCGATGCGCGTATGCAGCCACTGTACTTCCTCATTACGACAGCGGGAACAGATACACAATCCATTTGCTATGAGACGCACCAGAAAGCGAGGGACATTCTCGAAGGGAGAAAAATCGACCCAACCTTCTATCCTGTCATTTACGGCGCGAAAGAAGATGAGGACTGGACAGATCCCGAGGTATGGAAGCGATCGAATCCGTCGCTCGGCATCACGGTCGGCATCGACAAGGTACAGGCAGCCTGCGATTCTGCACGTCAGAATCCCGCTGAAGAGAACAGCTTTCGGCAGCTGCGGTTGAATCAGTGGGTAAAGCAGTCTGTGCGCTGGATGCCGATGGACAAATGGGATGCCTGCGCCGCTCCTGTGGATGTGGAAGCATTGAAAGGGCGCGTCTGCTACGGTGGTCTTGACCTCTCGTCGACAACGGATGTCACAGCATTTGTCCTCGTCTTTCCCCCGATAGAGGAGGATGAGCCGTTTGCGGTGCTGCCGTATTTTTGGATTCCGGAAGATAACATGGAGCTTCGCGTGCGCCGCGACCATGTTCCGTATGACGTTTGGCAGAAGCAAGGCTTCCTGCAAACGACAGAGGGAAACGTCGTGCATTACGGTTTCATCGAGAAATTTATTGAAGAACTCGGTACGAAGTACAATATCCGCGAGATCGCCTTCGACCGCTGGGGCGCGGTGCAGATGGTGCAGAACCTTGAGGGGCTGGGCTTCACCGTTGTTCCATTCGGGCAGGGCTTCAAGGACATGAGTCCGCCGACCAAGGAGTTGATGAAGCTGACTCTGGAAAAGAAAATAGCGCACGGCGGGCATCCCGTCCTGCGCTGGATGGCAGACAATATCTTCATTCGCACCGACCCGGCGGGGAACATCAAGGCGGATAAGGAGAAATCCACCGAGAGAATTGACGGTGTCATTGCGCTGATTATGGCGCTCGACCGTGCGATTCGATGCGGCAATGATACGTCTGCATCGGTGTACGATGAGCGAGGGATTTGGGTGTTTTAGCGATCAAAAAATTGCTCAAAGGCAATATCGGCTCTGTCAAAAGGAAATCTTTCCTTATCCACGGGAATTTCGGTGAAACCGAATTTTCTGTACAAGTGAACAGCTTGGACGCATCTCCTGTTTGAAACAATAATGATTTTGTCCAAATTCTTTTCTTTGGCGTAATCAATGCAGGCTTTCAGACAAGCACTTCCAGCGCCTGAGCCTTTGTATTCAGCTTTAGCCGCAAATTTCATTATTTCCCAATCGCCATCCTCTCTGGGGGCAATCATGCAGCAGGCCATGACATTATCAGCGTCATCTACAGCAAAGAATATTTGCCCCCCTTTTTCAATATAAGGCTCTACATTGGAGAGTTCCCTCACATCTTCCGACTCCATTGCGAACATTTCAGAAATCCATGCTTTGTTCATTTCAATGAAATCGTTTTTATACTTGGGAGCGTAAGGAACAATTTTCAAAATTCTCACCTCATAAAATCAGTTTTGAGCAACAGGAAGGAGCGTGATGCCCATGAACTTCTTTACAAAACTCTTCCGTTCGCGGGACAAGCCCATGAATCATCTTGGAGGCTTGTCCTTTTTGTTTGGGCAGACGGCGGCGGGTAAGGCGGTCACTGAGCGGACGGCAATGCAGACGACGGCGGTCTATGCCTGCGTACGCATCCTTGCTGAATCCGTTGCAGGATTGCCGCTTCACGTCTATGCCTACAAAGGGCAAGGCAAAGAGCGTGTGCCGGAGCATCCGCTGTATTTTTTGCTGCACGATGCGCCGAATACCGAGATGACCTCTTTTATATTTCGCGAAACGATGATGATTCACCTTCTTTTGTGGGGCAATGCCTACGCTCAGATTTTACGGGATGGCAAGGGAAAAGTCATCGGACTCTATCCGCTTCTCCCGGACAAGATGGATGTGAGCCGCGACAGTTGCACGGGCGAAATCTACTACACCTACACGAGAAGTACGGAGGAAAATCCGAATTTCAAGGACAAGGGGCAGATTCGTTTGCGTCGTGAAGACGTGCTGCACATCCCCGGACTTGGCTTCGATGGTCTTGTCGGCTACAGTCCCATCGCTATGGCGAAGAATGCCATCGGCATTGCTTTAGCAACGGAGGAATACGGAGCGGCATTCTTCCGAAACGGTGCGCGTCCGGGCGGCGTTCTGGAACATCCGGGAGTCTTGAAAGATCCCTCGAAGCTGCGCGAAAGCTGGCACGCCGTTTACGGCGGCACGATGAATACGGGCAGGATTGCCGTTCTTGAAGAGGGCGTCAAGTATCAGCAGATTGCTATTCCGCCGGAGGAAGCTCAGTTCCTTGAGACGAGGAAGTTCCAGATCGACGAGATTGCGCGGCTCTATCGCGTGCCGCCGCATATGATTGGTGACTTGGAAAAATCCAGCTTCAACAACATTGAGCAGCAGTCGTTGGAGTTCGTCAAATACACGCTGAATCCGTGGGTGGTGCGCTGGGAGCAGTCGCTGCAGAAAGCCTTGCTTTCGGATAGGGAGCGGAAGGAATATTTCATCCGCTTCAAAGTGGACGGGCTTTTGCGCGGGGACTACAAGAGCCGCATGGAGGGATATGCCATCGGCAGACAGAACGGCTGGCTTTCCGCCAACGACATCCGAAGTCTCGAAGACCTCAATCCAATTGAGGGTGATGAAGGCGGCGACCTCTATCTCATCAACGGCAGTATGACGAAACTCAAGGATGCTGGATTGTTTGCAAACAACGGGAAGGAAGGGAATGACGGTGAAACGTAAATTTTGGAACTGGGTACGAAACGAGGGAGAAAGGCGGACGCTGCTTCTCGACGGCGAGATTTCCGACGAGACGTGGTTCGGCGATGAAGTCACGCCTGCCATTTTCCGCGAGGAGCTTCATGCTGCCGAAGGAGATATTGTCCTCTGGATCAACTCGCCCGGTGGCGACTGCTTCGCGGCGGCGCAAATCTACAACATGCTGATGGACTATCCGGGCAATGTCGCCGTCAGGATCGACGGGCTTGCGGCATCGGCGGCATCCGTCATCGCGATGGCAGGCACTACTGTAGAAATATCTCCTGTAGGCATGGTGATGATCCATAACCCCATGACCGTTTCCATCGGCGACGTGCAGGAGATGGAACGCGCCATCGCACTGCTCGCCGAGGTCAAAGAAAGCATCATCAATGCTTACGAAATCAAGACGGGGATGTCGCGTGCGAAGATTTCGCGGCTCATGGATGCCGAGACGTGGATGAATGCGAAGAAGGCAGTGGAGCTTGGCTTCGCCGATGTGATTCTCAACGGAGAAAAGGAACGCCCGACAAGTGATGAGGCGGATGGCTTGATCTTCTCTCGCGCCACTGTCACCAACTCCCTGCTCTCGAAATTCGGGCAGGGCAAGCAACTGAACAAAGTCGATGCGGAGTCGCTGAAAAGGCGGCTCTTTTCTATTGCACACTGAGGGAGGAAATAACATGGATAAGATTTTGGCAATGCGTGAAAAGCGTGCGGCTCTCTGGGAGCAGGCGAAGCAGTTTCTTGATGAACACACGCAGGAAGGAAGTCTCTCGGCTGAGGATGCCAAGGCATACGAGCAGATGGAAAGCGAGGTTCTGGCGCTCGGCAAGGACATCGAGCGCATGGAGCGGCAGGCGATTCTCGATGCGGAAATGGCAAAACCGACGGCGGCGGCAATCACCAATATGCCGGGCGCATCTTTGGGCAAAAAGCAGACGGGCAGGGCGAGTGACGCCTACCGCGCCGCGATGCTCAAGGCGCTGCGCACGAACTTCCGCCAGATTGAGAACGTGCTGCAGGAAGGCACGGACGCAAGCGGCGGCTATCTCGTGCCGGAGGAATACGACAAGCGCCTCATCGACGTACTCAGCGAGGAAAACGTCCTGCGCTCCTTGGCGACGACGATCACGACGAGCGGCGAGCACAAGATCAACATCGCCGCCACAAAACCTGCGGCATCGTGGATTGAGGAGGGTGCACAGCTCACCTTTGGTGAGGCGACCTTCGACCAGATCGTCCTCGACGCGCACAAACTCCACGTCGCGGTCAAGGT